TAGGAGGAGTATAGTGAGTGACTACAAAGAAGGAATTGACGCAGATGGCAGAGTATCTGAAGGAATTGGGGATGGTAATAGTTTCCATAGACTTCAAGAATGGTACGATTACAGTCAAGCCGATTCCCACAAGGGCATAGACTCGGAGTTTATTTCTGATGTATGGAGAGTTCTAGATGGGGCAGGCAATCTCCTCATCCGTAAACATAAAGATTACGGGCCAAAGAATATTGCTCACAGTCCAGGTGGAGCACTCAACGGACTGCGAGTACGGATGCACGATAAAATTGCCAGGATCAATCATCTCGTTGATTCACGAGTTGCACCAAGCAACGAATCCTTACGAGATTCCTTCATAGATTTACTGAACTATTCTGCTATTGCAATTCTAGTCCTTGAGAATAAGTGGCCTGAAGTTCCCAATGACTAACATTCATCCAGCTATCCTTGATATAGCTCCTAGCGTAGCCAATTCTATCTGTCGTAGGTTTCGTAATTATGTAGATAAAGATGATGTAAAGCAGGAATGCTACGCCTGGTATCTAACAAGAGTAGAACATCTAGATGAATTATTAAATGAAACTAATCCTATCCAGAAGGTAATCAACGAGAAGCGTATTGCTTGGCAGATGAAGCGCCACTGTGAGCGCTATGCTCGTAAAGAGAAGGCAGCAAAGGCAGGCTATCGTATAGGCGATGAAGCCTTCTATGACACTGCAACGATAGCCCAACTACTGCCTCACGTCATCGCCTCAGTAATAGATAATACAGTCTTAGAACAGGCACAGAACCTCATCAATGATGGTCAGCCGCGTAAGCAGTCAGCTCCAGCAGAGGGCGGTAATCTACTTGCTACCCTGATAGATATTAAGAAGGCTTATCTAAAGCTAGAGATAACAGATAAAGATATTCTTATCAAGAGATACCACGAGAGCCTAACTCTTGAGGCTATGGCAGAGTATCTAGGTTGCGCTGTATCTACTGCTGATCGTAGATGTCAGGCTTCTCTGCGTAAGTTGCAGAATAATGTGGGCGGGGAGAGTCCCTACCAGTGAAGTTACTTGATATTTTCTGTGGTGCTGGTGGTGCTTCAATGGGTTATCACCAAGCAGGATTTGAGGTTGAAGGTATAGATATCAAGCACGGCAAACGTTATCCTTTTACCTATCATAGATTAGATTTCAATACGTTAGATATAGATATGTTAAGAGGATATGATTTTATCCACGCATCTCCACCCTGCCAGACTTTCAGTATCACAAAGAATCTTCGCAACGCTCAAGGTAAATCAACAGATAAGGTAGATTTACTGGAGCCAACTCGTAAGTTGCTTAAAGAATCAGGCGTTCCGTATGTGATAGAGAATGTTCCTGGCGCACCTCTCATCAACCCTGTTCAACTATGTGGTTCATCATTTGGTTTGAAGGTTAGAAGGCATAGACTCTTTGAGTCTAGCCTATCTCTTACTGGCTCTCTCTGTAAGCATAAAGAACAAGGTAGACCTGTCGGTGTCTATGGGTCTATGAAGGATGAAATACCTAAAGGTGGTAAAACTGCTGAGTCTATAGAGCAAGCTCGTGCTGCTATGGGAATTGACTGGATGATTTGGGGCGAACTTGTTGAGGCTATCCCTCCTGCTTATACAGAGCATCTAGGCAGACAGATATGGCGGTTGCTATCTTGAAAGAACAAGAGCTCTTTGACTATCTGAAAGGCACACACTTTCCCGACCTTGAAAAGTCTGAAGGGGTCTATGATTCTTTTGACTGCATCACCAATGAAAAGAATCTATACATAGAATTAAAGTGTAGGCATACCCACTATCCAGATTTACTTATTGAAGAGATGAAGTATCGCAGACTTATGAAACAAGCAGGTAGCCTCACTCCTTACTACATCAACTCAACTCCGCAGGGAGTCTATGCCTTTGACTTATCAAGAGTTCCAGAGCCAGCTTGGTCTGAGAAGTGGATGCCTACCACCACTGAGTTCTCTGATACCAGAAAGATTATGAAGTTGGTAGGATTCCTCCACCTAGATTATGCTATACCTCTATGACACAAGGGTTTACAACAGGTATGCGTAGTTCTAATGACGAAACCTGGACTACGCCTAGAGGTTTCTTTGACAAGTTGAATGATGAATTTCATTTTGGCCTAGACGCTGCCGCTTTAGCATCATCTACTTTAGTTCCCGATAATTGGTATGGACCAGATCATCTAGACCCAACTAGGCGGAATGCTTTCAAATGCCTTTGGACTGGAGATGCGAAAGGTTTACCCATTTGGCTCAACCCTCCATACGGAAGAGTTATTGGAGAATGGATGGCTAAAGCAAATAGAGAAGTCGGTTTAGGTTCAACAGTAGTATGTTTGGTACCCGCGAGAACTGATACGAATTGGTGGCACAACTATTGTATCCAGCACGAAGTAAGATTCATCAAGGGTAGGTTGAAATTTGGGAACAAAGGGTCAGCACCATTTCCTAGTGCAGTGGTAATAATGAAATGATTTACAACGAGAATTGCTTAGACACTATGGCTCGGTTTTCCGATGGCTACATAGATTTAACTCTCACCTCTCCTCCATACGATAATTTGCGAGAATATAATGGCTACTCGTTTGACTTTGAGGCTATAGCAAAAGAACTGTATAGAGTAACTAAACCTGATGGAATCTTGGTATGGGTGGTAGGTGATGCAACTATAGATGGCTCTGAGTCTGGCTCTAGTTTCAGGCAAGCCTTATTCTTCAAGGAACTGGGATTCAAACTACACGATACTATGATTTACGAGAAGAACTCTCCAGCTTACCCTGCCCGCAGGGATGGTAATAGATACACCCAGATTTTTGAATATATGTTTGTCTTTGCTAAGGGTAAAGTGCCTAGCCAGCTCATCTGTGATAAACCTAATAAGTGGGCAGGTCATAAAGACTTTTCTGGAAAGCTAAAGAACCCTGTTCCTGACTTTTCTCCTCGCAATAACATCTGGAGATACACTACATCTTTCAACGGTTGGAAGCACCCCGCTCCCTTCCCTGAAGCTCTAGCTCACGACCACATAGTGTCTTGGTCTAAACCTGGCGGTCTTGTTTATGATCCGTTTATGGGTTCAGGTACCACTGCTTATGTCGCTCGCTCACTTGGCAGGAATTATCTTGGTAGTGAGATAAGCAAGGAATACTGTGAAATGATAGAGAAAAGATTATCTTGCTATACCTCTATAAGTGTCTGAACTGCTCAACTACCCTTTCAGTTGAGCGTTCTATCCACGCCGAAGTGAGTGCTCCCTCCTGCGCTGACTGCGGTGAAATAATGAATAGAGTCTGGTCCCCACCCCCGATTATGTTTCGGGGATCAGGCTTCTATTCAACTGACCAATAAGAAAACCCCGCAGTTAGCACTCTTGACCTGCGGGGTTTCTATTGCCAGTGAAAGAGAGATAACGCTGGCAATTCTATTGTTCTAAAATGGATATGGCAACGTGGCAGGGATCTCCTCCGTTATCCCACTCCTTGCGTTCTTCCTCCGTCATATACTCATAGTTCCCATCGTGGGTCATACAGTATGGCTTACTTATCCAGCCCATCTTAACACCAAGTCTGAGCCAGTATCTAAACATCTTTCTCCTTAGTAGTGTTTATGGGTGAGAGAGAACTTGTAAGCCTTGCAAGGTGATCCATAACGTCTATCAATATAACGTAGGCCGCGCAATATTTGGAGTGCAGGTTCTCTACTTCTCTCTCCAAGGAGCTGAGCAATTCCGAAAGCACTAGAAGCTGGGTTCTGTGCGAAGTGGTCAAACCTGCTTTCATTGGTCCATAAGGACTTGAGGCACTCCCACTCTCTCCCTCTCCAACCAAACGCAACCCAGGCGTATTGCTTTGCCAGTTTTCTGTTCTCACTTTTCTCCTCCCAAGTAGCCTTCGTTCTGCTCATCTCCGTAGGTTTGCTCGGATCTAAGTGTGTTGTTGTATCCATCTGCGTCAGTAAGAACACCAGCGCTATTATCGGTAGCGCCAGTAATGTCCAGCCACGCCTTGCCATTAGCCTCATCAGATAACCTCTCCTGCTCAAGTATTTCCTTGTATTGGTCGGGATACTGCTGGGCTAACTTTGTAAGCGCTCGCCCTCTTGCTCGCTGATAGTTGCGTAGCCATACTGCTCGCCTCTCAGCTTTCTCTTTCCGCTTCCTAGCTTCTCGTTTATCTCAAGTTTGCCTTGTCTAAACTTCTCTAACGCTCGACTAATCGTTTTCATTGAGCTTATCCTCCCACACTATAAGCAGATAGGCAAGGATAGTCATAAGGATTACACCTAGAAATAGCATTATGCTCTCCCCCTCTCGCTCACTATGGTAGTTAGAACCAACTTAGTTATATTTATCTTATCAATGACCAATTTAGGCTCCTCAATATCTTCCTCGTTCCATACTGATACATAGATAGAGTTATCTAAGCCTCGCCTAAACCACTCCACCGCCTCGCTCTCACTCGCCCCTCCCCAAGCAGTATCGCCCTTGCGATCTGCCACCTCATAGAAGTTAATTAGTTTCACTTGTTCTCCTCCACTTTCTTTACTCTGTAAGGCTCGTCTATCACTAATACTTCAGGATACACCCACTCACTCGGGTCGGTATCACACTCCAGCTCTAGCGTTATTGTGTATGTTTTACTCATTACCCTTCTCCTCCTTGTAGTTGATTAAGTTGATTTGATTTAAGGCATTAACCATACGAATTAGGTTATCTCCTGCCTCTTTAGCGTTGCCCTCCACCATTTGCTTGATAGCAAGATCTCGGCATAGGTCAGCCTTAGCTTGATAGTATTCCTTATTCACTTGCTTCCTCCTCCTCGTATCGGCAGGTTTCGCAACCTGTATCTTTTAGGTAATAGGTGTAGTGCTCCACACACCAGCCCTCATCTAGTAATTGTCTATTCATTACCTTCCTCCTGCTGTAAATCGCTTGGTTTTATTCCATACTTAACGCAATTAGCAGGCGTTAATCTATGATATTCAAACTCCCATAGCTGGCAAACCTGCGAGTGAGATAAGTTTTCTCCCTCATAATTATCAATGAAGTCATCATAATCTCGGATACTATCGGCTATCTCTTTAATTGATTTCCAGAGAATACCCTCTTTCCACCCTGTTCCTTGATTATCTATAACAAAGTATCCCTTATTCATTACCTTCCTCCTGCTCTCTCTTTATGTCGTTTATAGTTTTCTCAGGTGTTAGTTCTTGCTGGTATTTAGTATGGCATTTATTACAGATAGCGTGGTCAGCAGACCACCACTCATCAACACTATCCCAGCAGTTATCGCAAGTTATGTTATCTCCGTGGCCTTTTACAAACTCATAGTCAGACATTTATTGCCACCTCCACACACTCAGCACCGCACTTATCTAGGCTTATGCCATACTCCTCCCATAGGTTCTGCCTAGCCCAAGCCTCAGCTTGATTCTCGTCAGGTGCTTGGATAGAAGTATGAAGCGTGAAGTAATTAGCAACATAACTTACATTGTAGGTTTTCTCAGACATTACTTTCCTCTCTTTCATAATCGGTTAATACTTCATAGCAGGTTTCACACTCAATAGCTACATTAAGCGGATCGCTCTCCTGCCCATAGGTAGCAATTACTATCTTATGACCCTTATGTTTTAGCAGTTCATCAAAGTTAGACATTGACCGCCTCCTTATCTATGATCCAATTAGCTACTGTTTCAATAGCGTCTTTTACCTCGTGATAGACCTCGCCTGTGTAATCTCCAGCGCTTTCATCATAGATTTCAAACCAAGAGTTATTTATCCACTCTCCCCCGTTCTCCTCTATCTTGGCTAGGTCTTTATCGTTCTTAATACCTGCCTCAATTAGGCGATCACAATACCTAAGCACATCACCCTTGTAATGGATACGCATTTCACCAATACACTCCACATAGTATTCTCTCCCCTGATAGGTAAGAGTAGCTACTCGGTGGCTACCTCCCCAAGTATAGAAGGCGCTATCTTGGCGGTCTTTTCTTTCAGCGTCATAGTCATCTATGACCAGCTCTACCCCTTTAGGTAGCTTGTATTTCATCTTACGCATTAGCTTCCTCCTCCATACACTCAAAGCAACTCCAATACGAGCCACTCTTATCTTTAAGAGCAACTGTTTGCTTGCCATACTCTAAGCAGATCTCGCAAATCATTAGCTCACCAACCCTCTATTGCTTCAGGGAACTCGCTGGCTTCACTCATACCATCATTAAATCCAGCGCTATAAATAGCCTCTAGCCTCTCAGCTAGATTAGTTAGAGCCTTCTTGTAGTCAGATTCAGAGGCTTCAATTAGAAGTATCTGTTCTGCCTGCTCCTTCATCTCCTTAGCTACGCGCTTCTCTCTTTGTTCTATGCGCTTCTGTAATTGACTAGGCATTTACTTCCTCCTCGCATTTGTGTTGATACACGCCACAAGTCCAGCATATATCTGAGCAAACATAGCAATATAGCGTTCCCTCTATATCTGCCACCATACTCTCGGTCTTGCTATCCTCTTTACATATATGGCAGGTTGAATACTCAGACATTAGCTTCCTCCCTCTTGCTATTGATTTCCCTAGAGATAACCTCGTATGAATCTGAGCAAGGGATTAGAGAATCAAAATCTCTAGCAACCTGCCCAAAGACCTCCTCCGAGATCTCAAAGTGTTCTGCTAGGTAATACTGATAGATAATCGGGGCGCTTAAATCCTCTCCCTTCAAGTGTTCTATCAGCTCTCCTATTGTCGTATAGTTAGCCATTTATCTCTCTCTTTCATTTAGTTAATAGAGCGCTCTAGCTTTTAGAGCCTCCCCTCCCCACTAGAGTAGGTTAATCTAGCAGGAAAGGCAAGCACCAACGCTATTTACTTTCCTTAGTGTTAGCGGTATCAAGCAGATTAGTTAGAGCCTGTGATAGCTCCTCCTCTTTCCCGTTAAACTCTCCCTCTCCTAGATAACCAAACTGCCAGCCCTCTTGCTCATCATAGATAGTTCCATTAGGGAAGTTAGCGCTCTCCGTATCGGGATCTATCTGCCAGCCCTCCCCCTCGCTCCATTTAACTATGTAGTGATAGTGCTTCATTACTTGCCCTCTCTCTTTCTCTTATCGGTTATCTTGCTTATGATTACTAGCCCTAGATAGATTACTAGGGCATAGATTATGACTTGAACTGCTCCATCTTGCCAGCGAAAGCTGAGCTCAAAGATATCTTTCACGCTCTCTCTCCCCCTCTCGCCTTGATAGCCCACGCTGGAGGGTTAGCCTTCAACCTCTCCAGCTCTTGCTTATGCTCCTCGCATAAGGTTAGAAGGTCTGCCTCTAACTTACACTCACACTCTCCCTTAGAAGTTAGCATAGGTAGCCTCTATCTCGTCAATGCGGTCTTGGATAAGGTCTAGCAAAATACAGTAATCTTTAGGGTCATCAAAAATTGGATTTTCAACGGCCCTTCTATATTCCTCTCTCAATACTTCTATCTCTCTGCTCACTTGCTCTCCCTCTCTCTCATCTCTAATCGGTTATGTGTTAGGCAATACCAGCTCTCCTTATCGTAGGGAGCCCTCTCGCATTGGATACCGCTCACGCTCTTACCTCCTCTATTATTACCGCCTCGCGGTCTTTCATCTCGCAATAGGCGCGGGCTTGAGCTGAGGTAGAGAATACTTTATCCCGATAATCTACCTCTCCTCCTAACCAATACCTACCAGCTCTCCAGTTATGCGCTCCCTCTCTCCTTATGTAGTAATACCAATGAGCGCGGGGCGTTCCCTTAACAGTAATCTGGATCTTACCTATACGCGTTCCCCATTTCATCACTTGCTCTCCTCCTCTAGGCGTATCTCATAGCGGAGATACTCTCTGATTATCCTCTTAATCTTGGGAGGGGTAAGGCTTGCCCTCACCCACTCTCTCCCCTGCTCATCAACTAGGCAGACATCTCTCTCTTTTAACTTAGGCATTAGGCGCTCATCATTTCTAGGCTGAACATCGCGTAAGTGTAGAGAGGGGAATCCTTCTCTATCTCTAGCGTTGCGGTATCAAACCAGTCAGAGAATCGGTAGAGCACCTTATCTACCTCTCCTGCCGTTAGGTGTATTTCAATGTAATCGGCAGGGCCTCCCCACGATAGGCAGATTTCCACGATTTCCCGCTTTTGGATAGATAGCGCGGGGTCATCTTGCCCATAATCGCTATCGGGGTTATCTAGCAGAGCCTTAATCTGCTCCTCCCTGCTTTTAAGTTGCTCATCAATGCGCTGAGCGCAAGTCTGTTTATCGGTGTTCATAGTGCTCTCTTTCGTTAAGTGGAAGGCTTAGCCCCTCCCCACCCACCAGAGCTAGGCTCTGGAGGATAGGCAGGCTCTAATCGTTGCGGTAATAGTCTAGAGCCCACTCATAGAGAGCTCCCTCCTTGAGCTCTACGCTTTCCTTATCGTTGAAATACTGAACGCTGATTTCATTGAGGTCTATATCCTCTTGCACGCGTATCCCGTCATCATTAGGAAAGAATAGGGTCAGCAAGCGAAAGCGGTTAGGGCCAGCCTCAGCAAAGCCGATAGGGTTGCTATCGTCTAGCTCATCGCGGTCAGTAATCGCCAATAGTTGCGCCTCGCGCAATTTCAAGCCTTCATCTAGATTCATTATTTATCCTCCTTGTTATGTTTATCCAAATGGTTATCCACTTGATCATCTCCCACTCGCTACGGCGGTCAAATTCCAGACCGCAACGCGGGCAAATAAAATAATCTTTACTCATTACTTGCTCCCTCTAGACATAGTGAGCAAGCGCAATTAGCGCAAGCCTCACACCAGTAATTGAAATCGTCAGCGCCGTGATAGGCGCGAACGCTAGAGCTGACCTCTAAACATCTCTGGCATTTATTCATTACTTAATTACCGCCCCGTCTTTGATTAGCCCCGCGATTACCTCAATTGGTAGCCCGCTTGAGCCTTGAGCTTTACTTAGACAGTTCCAGCAATAACCCTCAATGAATTGGAGATTTCCAGCTTGAGGTAAATCGCAATAAAGACACTTATTCATTAGATAGCCTCCGAGCCGTAGTAGTTGCCCCAATACTTAAGAGAGGCATAACACTCAAGGCATAAATCTTTAACATCAACTTCATTATCTTGGCACTCAACACAGATTTTAGACATTACTTTGCCTCCTGAGATATTGGAAAGAAGGGTTCATTGGAAATTATTTCTAGTAAATCAGAGTAAATACCTTTCCATAATTGCTTACTATTTTCTGCCATACCAACCAAGCCTTGGCGGTCATCATCAACACTTATTTGAAATCCTTCAGGCAGGTTGATAGAGCTTTCAATAGTTCCAGCGTTGCGGTGTAGAGCTATCTCAAGATTATGTTGCTTAGCTAGTTGATAGCACTTTGCTTTACTAGACACTTTACCCTCTCTAGGTCTAGCGATTTGCTAGGCCATAGGAGCAGAATAGAGGAGGCTAGTCTATCTCGCAACCCTCAAGCTCCAGAGTGTCGGGCCTAGAGCTCTGGCCTATATTCAGATCATCTAATACCTCCAGAGAGGCAGAGAGGGCTGAGAGCTCCAGAGCTCCAGAGCTGAGGGCAAGGCAGGCAAGGCAAGGGCTAAGAGCTGGAAGGCTGGAGGGTCTGAGGTCTGGCAAGTGGCGCGGGGCGAGAGCTAAGGCAAGGGGCGAGAAGGTAGGGCAGGGCGCGGGTTGAGATAGCGGGTTGAGATAGCAGGGCAGGCGATAGCTAGGGCAGGCAGGTTAGAGCTCTATCAGATTATTAAGTAAGAGGCCAGAGAATTATTAGGGGAGGAGAGGCTGCCGAGGTGATAGGCCTCCCTCCAATTCTTACCACTTATCTCCACTTCTCTCCACTTCAGCACACTTCCACGCAAGTATTCACGCGTGAAAAAGCCAGACCCTAGGTGATTAAACCCAGCGGGCGGGTGTATGTACCCCAACAAAGTTTTTTTCCTAAAGTGAACCTTGATCACCACTGTCCTAGTTTGTCCGTATTTAACTGTGATGTCTGTCACAAATAAAAGATTTTTTAACAGAAAGCGGGAAATGGGTATTTTTTCCCGCCTAATACAGTATAGGAGCAGTAAGCGGGGTGGAAGCTTACTGCGGGCTACGCTGACGCTACGCCCGTCTAAGGGCTGTAGCGGATTTACCCCTCACTTCGCTTGAGGCTCGCTCGGGCGCTCAAGCCCGAAGCGAGGCGCAAGGCGCCTCATTTAGTTGGGTGGGGTCTATCATAAATCTAGGAGCCTGCCATTTCTAATAACACTGCTGATATAGCTAAGAGGGTAATCCTTAACGCTGTAGCAGAGGGTATGACTATAGAGCAGGCTTGCGGTGAAGCTGGTAAGTCTATGAAGACTTATGAATACTACCGCAGATCCGATAAGGTCTTCGCCGATAAAGTTGATAGAACCCGTCTAGGGTTAAGGTCAAAGAACTTTGCAGCTACCGATGTCCACGACCTCGGCTTCGCCGAGTTCCGCCAGAAGTTCCTTCATCAGACTACCTTTCCCCATCAGCAGAACCTGGCAGATGTGATAGAGGGTAGGGACCCTTCCTGGCACCATCCCGCTATGAAGTACGAAAAGGGTATTGCAGATAACCGTATCCTTATCAACATCCCGCCGAACCACGCCAAGTCAATTACAATTACCGTAGATTATGTAACTTGGAAGATAGTCCAGAATCCTAACTTTAGAGTCCTGATAGTATCCCAGACTCAGCAGCTTGCAGCAGACTTCCTATATGCCATCAAGCAAAGACTTACCCATCCGATGTATGAAGAGCTGCAGCAGGCTTATGCCGCTGGAGTCGGCTTTAACTCTAAGTCTGCTACCTGGACTACAACTAGAGTTACCTTCGGTGATGAACTGAGGGAATCATCTGAAAAGGACCCAAACCTAGAAGCTGTAGGTATTGGCGGTCAGATATACGGTAAGCGTGCCGATATGATTATTGTTGATGACGCTGTTACCTTGAAGAATGCAAATGAATTTGAAAAGCAGATTAGATGGCTTACCCAAGATGTCAGATCCCGTCTTAACCCTACTGGTAAGTTAATTGTTATCGGAACCCGCGTTGCTTCTGTAGACTTATACAAAGAACTACGCTCTCCTGATAGATACCCTGGTGGTCTGGTCCCTTGGACATATCTGGCTATGCCAGCTTTACTTGAAACCAATGAGGACCCCACCAAGTGGGTAACGCTCTGGCCTTACTCAGACCAACCCTTTGATGGGCAGAAAGACTCTGATAAGACCGAAGAAGGTTTATATCCTCGCTGGAACGGTAAGCATCTCTATGCAGAACGTCAAGCTATGGATGCTCAGACTTGGGCTTTAGTTTATCAGCAGCAAGATGTTTCAGATGATGCCACCTTTGACCCTGTTTGTGTAAAGGGCTCTATTGATGGAATGAGAAGGTCAGGTAGGCTCCAAATGGGAGCGCCAGGCCATCCTAAAGATTTAACTGGTTTTTCTTTTGTATGTGGGTTAGACCCTGCAATGGTTGGTGATACCGCCGCTATCTGCTACGGCGTAGATCGTATTACTCATAAGCGCTACATCGTAGATGCTATCAAGATTACTAGACCAACACCTGCTCAGATTAGACAGTTGATTATTGATTGGACCAACGTCTATGCTCCCGCTGAATGGGTGGTAGAGCGTAACGCTTTCCAGTCTTTCCTAACTCAGGATGAAGGTATCCGTCAGTTCCTTGCATCTAAGGGAACAGTATTAAGAGAGCACCATACTGGTAATAACAAATGGGATGCAGGCTTTGGTGTAGCTTCTATGTCTACCCTATTTGGAACTAAGCAGCAAGATGGTAAGCACCACAGAGATAACATTATTCATCTCCCATCAGATCAAACCGAGAATGTAAAGGCTTTAATAGAGCAGCTTATTACCTGGTCACCTACCACTAAGGGTAAGACCGATATGGTGATGGCTTTATGGTTCTGTGAGATTAAAGCCAGAGAATGGCTTAATAACGGAATACATACCACCCATCATATGAAGAATCCATTTTTGTCTCGCTATGAACGAGGCAAGCGTCTGGTAGTAAACATAGACGAACTACTAGCCGAACAACAACGTCAATTCATCTAGGGAGAAATTATGCCAAAAGTAGGAAAAAAGAATTCCCATACACAGCTAAAGGTATGGCTATGGCTAAGGCCGAAGCAAAGAAAAAAGGCAAGAAGATGATTGCTAAGAAGGCGAAGAAGAAGTAATGCCAAACAAGAAGCCAACACTTGATGATTACTTATCTAAGAAGAAGAAAGTCCCCTCTAAGAATAAAAGATACCCAGGCGACAGCGATGTAAAGATTGGTCCAAGCAAGGGCAAGCCTATTATTAAATTAAAAACAAAAAAGAAGTAAGGACAAATGCTTACAACCAAAGAGGTTATTGCTAAGGTAGCACGGCTACAGACTAAGTACTCAGCGCGTGATCAACGTATGCGCGATGTGCTATCCGTGCGTCAAGGAGATATTGCTAAGGTCTATCCTGCTATGTTCTCTGAGGAATACCCAAAGCCTCTGGTTGCTAACTTTGTAGATGTAGCAGCACGCGACCTCGCAGAGGTTATGGCACCACTACCATCCTTTAACTGCGCTGCTACCAATATGGTTTCAGATAGCGCTCGTAAGGCTGCTGATACTAGAACTCGTATAGCCAACTACTTTGTATCTATGTCTGAACTCCAAATTCAGATGTATCAAGGTGCTGACTGGTTTAATACTTATGGAATGCTACCAGCAATGGTAGAGATGGATTACGAGACTAATAATCCACGCATCCGTCTGCTAAATCCTTTCGGAGTATATCCAGAGATGGACCGCTTTGGTCGCTGTATCTCAATTACTCAGGTAGTAAATACCGATGCAGAATCTCTAGCAATGCAGTATCCAGAGTTCTATAACCAAATCATTAC